TTCCGGGCTACTACCATAGTAATCGCGCCAATCGCTGTCCACTTTGCTTCGAATCTTCCGTTTCTTCTTAGTGCCGTTTTTAAGTTTAACTGTCTTTTGTGTTGTCTTGGAGAATTTTGCTAGTTTTTTGCCTATGTATTTGCGTCCCGAAGTGATGTTGGTTATAATGTACACAAAGCCAATACAATCTCCTGGCAAGTCGTTGATTGTTTGATTTTGATATAACCATGTCATAGGACATGTAGTTATCTGTTATGCCTTAAATGTTTAAAATTATGCTATGTCTACATCGTTGTTATAGCTGGTGAATCCGTTTTCTTTGACCACTTTAAGAATATTTTCCACCCGACCAGCAAGTTCGTCTCTGTGACTCACCAACCAAATACTCTTGTGCCGTTCTCGGCTCATCTTCTTAAGTAAGGCCAAACTGCTTTCAACACCCTGGGTATCTAACCCGTTGTCAATTAACTCGTCAATAAACAACAAGTTGATGGGACTGTATAAACTTTCCCATACATCACGAAATGCCCATGACATGCTCAAGATCAATCGATTGCGTTCGCCCCTTGACAAATTGTCAAAGTCTAGTTCGCGACCCAGTTCTTCGATGCTGACTGTAAGATCGTTTTGGAACTTGACTGTGTGCGGCAACCCAATGCGATCCAAGTAGTGTGTGAGTCGTCCATTTAGGTAACTCAAATTCTGATCAATAATTTTCTTGCGTACAAAACTGTCTTTGCTGGTGAGTAGTTTAAGCAAGAACTCTTGATGGTCCTGTAGTCTAGTAAGTTCATTGAGAGGCTCATATGATACCACTTGCAGAGCTTGTCCAGTCATCTCATCAATTTGTTCTTGGTAAGGGTCAACATCAAGCGACTTGGCAGTAATCTGTTGATGAAGATTTGCCAAAGTAGCCCGATGATGAATAGCATCTTCTTCTTTGTCGTAGAACATGCGTGGTGGCTTGCCAAGCTCGCCAAGGCCAGTGTGCGCAGACTCAAGATTGAGTAGCATATCAGCATGTTCCTGTTGTCGCTCTTGAGCTTCATTGAGATCTTTTTGTTTTGTAGCCAACACAGTTTCATGATTTTGATCGTGAAACGCTTGTCCACAAGTATGACAAGTGTGCGATTCTAAAGTGGCAATTTCTTTGGCCAGCTTGGCCACAGCTTTTTCTTCCCGTCCTAGATCTAATTTGGTTCTACTGATTTGAGTGGCTAGATCATTAATGTCTTTTCTTTTTTGATCCCATATAGTATGATCACGATGCGATTGTATTTCGTCATCAATGTTAATTTTTTGTAGAGCATCCAGTGCAGTTTGTAATTTTACTGATTCTTCTTGATGCTTGTTTTGCCAAAGTGTCTGACGACGTTTAAGGGCCTCAATTTGTTCTTCAATGCGTTTGTTGGCTTCTTGCACTGCTCGGATACGAAACTCTTCTTGAGAAATCGCATCCTTGGTTTGTCGATTTGCTTCTTTGATACGGTCAGCACGTTCACTTAACAGTGTGATACCCAACAATTGTTCAATGATAGTACGCTGGTCATTGGCCTTCAAACTAAGGAATGGTTCAGTGTAAGTGTTTAGGGCTAACACATGTTTGAACATGTCATGACTCATGTTGATGATGCGTTCAATTGCATCTTGCGTTTCTCTTGAGTCGCCCTGTGCTTCGTCCTCAACTTCTTTTTGTTGATTGTTCACATAGAATCGTAGCACGTTAGGCTTTCGCCCACGCTCAATTTTATATTCAACACCGTTGACAACAAAGTCTAGACTCACTAGCATGTTTTTGCCGTTGGTTTTGTTCACAAGATTATCTTTGCGAATGTTGCTTAGAGCATTGCCATACAAAGCATAACTTAACGCATTGATGATTGTGGTCTTGCCTGTGCCATTACGGCTGCCATCTCCGCCTAGGTCTAGGTTCTCACCTAATACAAGTGTAAGGTCACTGCGATTAAAGTCAATGCCCTGAGTGGCATTGCCTACGCTCATGAAGTTTTTGACAGTGAGATTTTTAATTTCTATCATAGATTATAATTGTAACATCTTAATGTACTGATTGCAAACATTTTGATGAACGGTTGGATTAGCCACATGGTAATATGGACGCAACGGTTTTGGGTCATAGTAGTCCCACAAGTTCAGTGAAATATGAGAGTCAGCAAATTGATCAAATTCCCAGTGTGCTGATGAATTTGAAAAACTAGCATGTTCGAAGCCACCACGTGACCATGCCCATGGCCTAGAGGGCAAACTAGCAAGCATGCCTAATGTACTTTTGATATAGAGATAATTTTTTTCAATCAAGTTTGGAAAATCAACACATTGTTTAAAAAAATTCTCAATTAATATAACTGTCTGCTTATCTACTTGGCCAGGATAGTGGCGATCTATACCAATCCAACTACCACAAATCATGGAAGTGTCCTGATTGTCTAAAACTGAATTATAGTATCTTGCCACCGAGTCAATGTTGTGTGAGTCGTCTCGTACTTTAATTTCTTGTCGTATCGAGCTAGTAAAATTACATATTAAAAAATCGCAGTTTTCTTCGATGGCATGTTTTGTCTGCAAATAGATTAGGTAATTGCTAGCCCCACAACTGGCTAGGTTAACAACATCAATATGTGGCAGTTGATCTCGAATGTAGCCAACCCAGTTTTGACCATATTCAGGATCTTCGACACAAAAACTATCACCACAAATATACAATTTCATCGGGGTAGTAAATTAAGTTTACACAACTTATCAAACTTTTCTAATTCTTGTGATTGAAAAGTTTGATAATAGTGTGTATGATTATGATATAACACTTCTTGCATCTCGTGACACATGTGTTTGAGCACCGCTAACGGTTTGTTAGTAATGTCTGTTACTAGATCAATGATGCACAACATCCTATCAATTGGATCTTGTATTTGATCATAGCTTTCGTCCCACCAATTGCTAAACGTTTTAAATCCAGTATGACGAAGGTCAGCTAACGCACCGGGGATTGATACTAGCACAAACGGCCTAAGATTAACAATTGGTTTAAATGTTTTTTCTCCATACGAATTGTGTGGATAATCAAATATAGTTTCAGTTACCACGTGTAAAAATGCACGTTGGTGCAATAGCGAATTGGCCTGTTGAACGTCGTACATATCTTCAAAATTTGAATATTGAAAAGTGTCGGTAATGTGTTTCAACAGAGACAATAATCTAACATCATGTATGATAAGATTGTCATTGATACGACTAAACGGCTGAACAGTTATTAAATTCATAGCCTACTTCCATAGCTGACTAATCCTTGATCAAGCAAATTATGTTCTTGCAGTAACGCAAATAACAATGTTCGATGCGACCTTTTGACTCGATTCAGACATAAAAATTTAGCATTGATAGAATCCACATTTAGTTTGGTAGCATCACAATTGAGAGTAAACAACAAATCTTGCAGTTGATGAGTGATACATGCAATAGCGCAATCATCATTGGTTTCTTCAATGCGTAACTGATCTAAGTGTGTTTGTAGATCTTTCTGTGATAGTATTAGACAAAAATAATTAGATATATCTAGACTATGTAAAATTTTTTGTAAATTTCTTAGTATCAGACCAGGGGTGTTTTTAGAAATATGGTAGTCTGTGTCGTAATGTAAAAAAATAAATCTATAGTTAGATTCGTAAGAATCCCGAACTAGCGGAAGCAAGTCCTCTTTTAGTTTAGTCATGTCTTGATCATACGCTAGCAGACTAAACACTTTATCAAACACAAAATATTTTTTAAGAGTTGGTAATACCAGCATTTTTAAAATAGTCGTAAGTTAATAAGTCTCGATAATTTTGCCAAGACTTTTTTTCAGGTTCAATGTTCTTAACCCACTCAAAAATCTTAATACCACGAGCAGCATCTTCTGGGGTCATGTAATAATGAAATCCCTGTGATGATATAACATCATCTGTTTGAATCAAATTTCGATCTCGTCCATCAAACACCATTCGATACAAAGTTTGGTAATCATCAAACGAATCAAGTAGTATAGCTCCGCCCCTGCCAATAGGACAGTGTTTCTTGTGTTGGAAGCTAAGACAAGTAAATGTACCAGGCCGATAGCTTTGTGGCAGCCACATCACGGCTGCATCAATAATTTGGTCAGTCACGTGATAACTGTCTTGCCACTTGATATCCTCTAGTACATATGATATATGTAGTTTATCCAGCATCATTGGAATACTCATGTATGTCCATTTGGTTAGCTTGACTAAGTTTTTTGGAGTGTGAAATCTTAGACATAACTCCAATGCATGAGTACAACTGTCGGTGCTGATACAATACGGTGCACCAAAAAATTCAGCAATCCTATGTTCAAACTCCTCGACCACCTGGTGAGGGGTAAATCTAGGAAAATCAACAATGTCTTGTTGTTTTAAGTGTGGTGGTAATTGATCAATCATCATATCATTAAAATTCTCTACATGTTAATGCATGCCCATGGCCACTGCAATTTCGGCATGACTGTCTAGGAAATTTTGATTTCGTATAGTATCAAAATGCTTTGTTAGCTGTATAAAATCTTGACCATCACTAGGTGATGACCGCTTAATCATAGACAGTATATTTTTCATTTCAGGCCAAGAATGATTACTGTATTTGTTTATGATTAGTTCTTGCGCTGATTTGGTCATGTTAGTAATGGCAAATTCTTTGGGGCGATCCAAGTACAGTGGATTGACTGGCATATTGTGTTGTTCTGCCCAGTCAAGTAATTTGTCTAGATAAAAAATATTCATGATATTAATTACTGGCATGATACTGATTTTAACATTGGGTAATTTTAAATCAGCAAGACGCAATATGTTAGATTCCACCACAGACCATTCACTGCCACGTTCGATAGCAAAACAATCACCAATGTTATCAATGCTAAAATGCAGGTCAACATGCTCAAACTTTGTCCAAAGAGAAATTAGATCCTCAGGATAGATAGATCCATTGCTGTTATAGTGTAGTCTAATGTGACTTGCATGCCCACTGTCAACAGACATGCGTACTAGATTAGTTAGTTGCTTGATTAAAAATGGTTCGCCGCCATACATGTCAATGTTGATCATGGTTGGCAACAATTGTTCTAATTCACTGAATACTTGCGGAGCTAGATCGGCCCAATTGTACGATTTTTGAATCTGCCCCTTGCTGTGTATAGCCACTTCTTGTGCAAACATAGAACTAGCTCGAGGATTACAAATTCTACATTTAAAGTTACAAGTGTTCCCGGGCTTTAAATCAAGGCTGACTATTTTAGGTGATGACAAATAGTTAGTCAACAATGCTTTGTTAAACAAACTAGTATGATGCTTTCGATTACTAGATAATCCTCGATCTTCCCTGGTCCAACAACTTGTACAACCTACAGGCCGACCACCGTTTAGAAACTCAGACCTTAACGTTTGCATACTGTCGTTGGAAAACGCCTCAACCAAGGTAGTGTCTGGAATAACACCTACATTGCCTTGATATATGCAACACGGGCTAATCTCACCTTGATTGCGTAGTTCAAGATGCATCCACGGTAATGGGCAAACTGTATCTGGTAAGTGATAACTGTTGCCCAATGCAATAGTGGGGCCAATATCGACACACAGAGTTGAAAACCCAGTGTCGTTGGGTATGTTGGGCCCGCACAGTAAAATAAAATAGCTAGATACATCAACCAACAGGGCCGCAGATCGAATGTGCTCTATTAGATCCTCAGACAATGCACTATCGGTGTAAAACACTAATCGATCTCTATCTTGGTAGACAAGTTTGTGGTGTTGTGCAAGTACCTGGTGCAATGCATCAGGCTGATGGGTAACACTGCCGAGATCAATACAGCATAATACATTATATTGCTGACTTAGCGTTACTAAATTTTCATGCATGTTAAACAGATTGATAGATCTTCAACAACAGTTTAGGATCGTAGAATTCACTTTCAATGTTAGTGATTTGGTCAGTAACAATTTGATCCACACTTTCAAATTTAATTTCGCCAGGAGCCATGTCAGTGTCGACACCAGCATTCTTGTTTGGGATCAATGACATCTCTCTAAGATTGTAGTCTTTAACAAATGTTTCTTTAATGAAGTTGGCTTCTTCGTAACTGATCTCAATGTCAAGACCCACCCGCACATGCATCTTTGGCTTCAATAAGTTGGCAGCATTGTCAATCAAGTTGGCCAGTCCCAATACTCGATATTTGGGTTGATCAGGCCAAGCATGATACACTGTTTCCTGTCCCCACTCTAGAATTGTAAGGCCTCGTTCATCATCGCCAGCATCAGCATAGTTGTGCGGAAAAGCATTGCCGATGTAGGTAATGTTCTTTTTGGTCTGTCTTTTGTGAAAGTGTCCAGTAAACACATGTTCAAAGTTTGTGAAGTCTTCTCTACTAACTTCGCCATGATCCGGCATCTCTACCATGGCATTCATCAAGTAACCGGGCAATTCAAAATGCCCAAACATGTACTTGCCCTTTAGTTTAGGAATGCGTTTGTGATCATCGCCGCACAACCAAGGAGCGATAACCACATCGCCACTACTAAACCAATCGTTGCAGATATGTACGTTTGGGAGATGTTTTGCCCACTCGACGCTTTGTATATCCCGTTTATCGCGATAATACAAATCGTGATTTCCAGGGATAAAATAAACAGTAGAAAAGTTTGCATTTAAGTGCTCCAACGCCCGCAGGCTGTAGTTGAGGGTGACAATGTTTAAGCTTGATCGAGTATTGTGCCAATCACCTAAGAACAAACAAGTCTCGCACCCTTCTTCTAGAGCCTTGGCAGTGGCCCATTTTACAAAAGTCAAACAGTCTTCGTTGTGCAAGGTGCTGTTTGATTTGAGCCCAAAGTGGATGTCGGTAAAAATTGCGGCTTTTTTAAATAGATTACTCATCTATACATTATACTACTCATCTAAACTACTTACAACCGGTCCGGACATTGCTGCCATACCAGCTTTGCCGGCATTCTGGCGAGTCCAACTGGGGTTGAGACCGTTCATTTCCAAAATGTCATCACGGATGTTCTGCATCTTCTTTTCAATGTTTAAGATACGAGTAAAGCTATTAGTGATAGCGGCAGTATAATACGCAAAAGGGTTCTGCGATTTTGATTCATCAAACTGGAGTCCAATTTGACTGAGTTGTAGCAGGGCTTGCCCCCGCATTTCTTCGTTGTAAGTGTACCCACGCCAGTTGCTCCTTGTAGCATATCTCTCGCACAATTTCATAAACATCATGGCCAACTTGCGAGTCATATTCCCATGATCTCTAGAATATTCTCCAGTTTCTAAATCACCCTTCCAGTGGCTCTTGCCCACAAGATATGGAATTTTATGATCAGTGATTCGGTAATGCCAGAACGGGGGGAAGTTAACACGCACATGAGTGGGATCAAGAACTGGCTCATCAATAATGTCAGCTAATGTATCGTCAACTGGCACATCTTCAATGCCTAAAATATCCTCTAGTTTGCGTTTCTTCACAGCATTTTTAGGAACTTTTTTGGGCGCCATAGGTATGTGTTCCCAGGTCATGATTCGAAATACCAGGTCAGTGTTGGCAATTTTCTTTTCATTGACTTCGGCGCCTTGTTCTCTAGTGAGTCTAGCGGCACGATTTCTACGTGCTTCGGCAATGGTACGCTGATTTATTTTGGTTACGCTGGGCAAAATTATATCGCACTGATGATCAGTTACTGGGTCTAAAAAGCTACAGTAAGTGGCCTTGCTCAGGTGAATCTCTTTTAAGATATCTCTGTTGTTGAGGTAATTGACACGAGGTGCCGCTTTTGGTATTAAACTCATAGTCGAGTAAGTCTCCTGTTTAATACTTATTGTAGCACAAATACAACAGTTGTCAACCTTTTTCTTAATATATGCCGTTTATTTTTTAGGTAAATATTCACAAGGACTACTGACATGGCAGAAAATACCAACCAAAGCATTTTTATTATTAACGCACAAGGCGGTTACGATTCCATCGGCCAAGAAGTTACAAAAGCTGAATATGATGCATGGGTAAACGAAAATGCAGTTACGGCAGAAACCCCCAATGGTAATAACGTTTCTATTGTGGGCGGTGATGACAAAATCAGCGTTACAGATGGCACCACAACCGTGGGCTATGATAACGTAGTCCAACCTGGGGACGGAACTGGTGTCACATCATATAATACAGCAGTTCGCCAGGCTGCTGATGACACCATAACCAACGATCAAGCATTGGCACTTTTACAAGAGAATGTAACTAACGCCCTTGCTTTAAAAGAAAGTATTATTACTGAACTCAATGCCTTGGGACGTGATCCAGAAACATCTTTAACCACAATTGACGGGCAACAAGCTTTTACGTTAGACGCGGCCGAAGCAGGAATTGACGCAGCCTATGCTGCCTTGTATGGGTACAAAGATAATTTACCAGCACTGATTGCAGAGTTACAAGATCTAGCACTACAAACAATTGCTGAATATCAAGCCGACGTTGAAGGCGGATTAACTGTAACCCTCCCCAATGACCTTACACCGTTTGACGGGCGAGTTACATCAACCACTGTAGACACCACCACCGGCAACCTTGCCAAATCTTCAATAACAAGCCTGTCAGATGTTGCCACAGACACAACTTTGCCTACTATAGATGAAGGCGATACTAAAATTCAAACTGTGGAGGTTACTGCCAACGCCAGTGTATCAAAAGCCATCAGAGATTCTCTTGGCTTGGATTATCAAGGTCCCATTGTTGAAAAACTAATTGATCGGGCCATCAATCTGGGATTGAATCAAATACCTGGATACAGTCAAGTCACCAGCGCCGTTGGTACAGCAAATAAAATAGTTCGACTTGGAGATATTGCAACCAATGTTAATTTATCTCCTGCAGAAACTGCGCTGGCATTGGCAAGACTTTTTATCCCGCAAGTAAATCTTTTGGTAAACGGATACAATCTACTCAACGGCGGTGATGGCTTCCTTGGTGCTGGTGGCGGTGGCGGTGGTGTAGAAGCCTTTGATCCAGCCCCAATAAGCACTACCACTGACCCACAAGCTGGTGGAGCAGGTGGAATTGGTGAGCCGCCGCCAGGCGACATAAATTTTAGCGCAACCAATGTATCGTCAGCTGATTCTGCATCAGCTGAAGCTGACGCTGCCGACGCTGAGTTTACTGGAGAAACTGGCACTGGGTTAAGAACTGTTGCTGAAGATCAATTTGTTGAAACTGATGGAGGGTTGTATGTTCTTGAAGATGAAATAACTCCAGATGAAATAGTCACCGATGAAGATACCACAGTTACTAATGACCCCACTGCTTATCCCAACGGTACTCCGTATGATGACGAAGGCAACTTAAATCCAGGTTGGGCAATTAATCCAGAAACTGGTGAGCCATATTTTCTTGGCGGAAATTATATTGACCCGTCAACTATTGAATCAGCTAATGCCAGCAGAGCAGCATATATTCAATCACAAACAAAAAATGCGCAAGCACAAGCAGCCATCTCGGCACAACGTAAACAAGCCAACGAAGGTGATTGGCGAGTAAAATTAAGATTGGCCGGCGGCGCCAACTATTTGTATAGAGATCCAGAGCTCACACAAGATGGGATTCTTTGGCCACTAAATGTCAGCGATGGTGTGGTGTTCCCCTACACTCCACAAATACAAACCACTTACGGTGCCAATTACAATGCCTATGATTTGACACATAGCAACTATCGTGGATATTTTTATCAGAACAGTTATGTAGATGAAATACAAATCCAAGCAACGTTTACAGCACAGGACACAAGTGAAGCAAATTACATGTTGGCAGTAATACACTTCTTCAAGAGTGTAACTAAAATGTTCTACGGGCAAGACGCACAACGCGGTATGCCACCTCCTTTGGTATTTTTACAAGGACTTGGAGAGTTCCAGTTTAACCTGCATCCGTGTGTGGTCAAGACATTCAACTATCAATTGCCAAACAATGTAGATTATATTCGAGCACGTAGTGTCAGTGTTGATGGCACTAATTTACTCAAACGAAGAGATCGACAAACACTATCTACCTCTTCTAGTTTATTGCAAATACAACGACTGTTGGGAGCCGGATTACAGACTGGTGCGTTGACTACTCCACAAGCACCCCCGACCTTAGGCACAAATAACCCCACCTATGTCCCTACAAAGATAGATATAAGTTTAGGGCTACTACCTATACAGTCACGCAGTCAAGTCAGCAAACAGTTCAGCGTGAAAGAATTTGCAAACGGTGACTTGCTCAAGGGAGGATTCTGGTAATGGCAAACTACAATGCAACCAGCCCATATTTTTTAACGCCATATACTCAGTTTTATTTAGATAACTGGACCAACCGTCCTATACCCAGAGAAAACGACGATGTTTATTTTAAAATCAATCAAACTTATCAGTATCGTCCAGACTTATTAGCATATGATTTATATCAGCAACCAGGGCTGTGGTGGGTATTTTATCAACGCAATCCTAATACTCTTACTGCACCACCGTGGGATTTTGAGCCTGGAAAGAACATTTACTTGCCAAAAATTACAACCTTAAGAACTAATCTAGGATTTTAACAATGGCAACTTCACCAGCAGATCAAGTACGCATACGTGCCACTGCCGACG